TAACTAACTGCAATCCTTTTTCAGCATCAGATTTACTTTCAAAGTTTGCATATCTAATAAAAGCTGAGAATGTTCCATCTTTCTCTTCTATAATTAGATAATGTTGTGGTTGTGGCTCTTGCTTGTTTTCCATAAGTGAAAGATAGTTTAATTAGATTGTTTTGCAAGTTCTTCAAGTTTATCTAAATCTTGTTTACTCCAAGTTGGTAATCTAATTCCTTTACTATACATATCAACATGAGATTTTAATTTATAATCTTCTTCTTCTTCTCTTGAATATTCTTTAGGTTTTTCATCTAAATACTTTTCTGCTGATAACCAGAATGCAGGTTGTTTTGCATATTTCTTCTCACTAATAGAATTATAGTAATCATTGTATGCTTCAGCTAGTTCTTTAGGTTGTAATGCCCATTCTTTATCTAATCGTTGATAATTCTTATTAGCTTGTCCTTTACTGACTTTATTATTTACTAATTCCCAAAACTCTTTGAATTGATCTATATATATATCTTTATTAGTTTTAGTATTAGTTCTTGTTTTAGTTATAGTAGCTGAAGGATCGCTATGCGTTGGCTCTGCGTTCGCATATCGTTTCTTAGCTGACTCACTAGCCTTAAAAGATACTTCCATAGCATACTGATACTCTTTCAACATTCTTTTCTGGTAAAAACCTTTATCATCTTCAGTCCAAAATAATTTAAGTATCTTATCGACCAGAGCATCATTTGGTTTTTTTGGTAAACAATAAATTATCTCTTTATCCTTTGGTAAATAGGCATCATGTGTCCAAGCATAAAAAATCATTCTCATATATAGACCAAGTTCTTCTTCTGTTAAATATACTGTGTCTGAATTAAAAGCATCTACAAATAAATTCATCTTAGGTAATTTTGCCATTCTTAGTTCTCCTGTTATAACATTTAATACAAAGTCGTAGAGTATATGCTTGGACTATAATA